CAAATGATGCTGTACCTAACAAACTACCAGTAATACCACCTGTAACTATAAACGATCCAGTTACTTCGGTGTTGCTATTAATACTAACCAATGTGCCAGTGTCTGTAACATTTGAACTAGTTATGTGTTCTCCTAAATCGCCTGACTGTCCTTTGGTTAATCGGTTAGCAATAATTGTGGTTTCATTACCTATATCATTAAAAGTTTGCGGGCCCATTATTAATACCGAACTAGTAATAGGTCCACCAGATGTTTGTTGATGTATGAATATCCATTGATTGTTTTGAGAATCAAACAGAAGTGAGCCTGATGTTATAGGCGATGATCCTGAATCTGCTACTGCAATACCTCCGTACCGTAGTGGTGTTAGATTAGTATTAAGAGTAATAAGATTGTTACCTACATCAAATTGCGAAGAAGTATAATATTGTACCGATGATGTTTGTGCTGTTAGATTGGTTACGGATAACTTTTCAAAACTGGCACTATCTGCGTAAAATATACTCATATATTATAAATATCCGTTTAACTATTAAATTCACCATATGTAGCTGCTTGCCAATATGTATTACCAGTTAATGCCGTAGTACTATTTGAATTAATTGTAAAACTAGATGTGGTTTTACTTTGTATAGTCCACGACCTCGCATCTTCGCCAGTAACTACTACAGAATAATTTGTGTTGGGAAATGCAGTAGTAAATGTTATTGAAGCAGTTAGTGGTATGCCAGAAAATGATGTATTTGCAACTACATTGTTTTTAGTAATACTTCCGCCAGTTGATGTTATGCTTCCACTAACTAGCAATGATCCAGAAATAACTACACTACCAGATGCTGCTACTAATAAGTTGTGACGTGTACCATCATCAACTCCATCTCCAATAATTAAGGCGCTAGGCGTCGGTATTGGATCGTTAAACTGTCCTACTACTGATTGATAATATCCAAGTGCTATAGTTGAATTACCTGTAGTATTAGAACTCTCACCAATTGTTTGTGTGCCATTTCCTTCTGCATGTGAGAAATTTCCAATTGAACCATCGGCATATGTTGGATTTGGATTACCATATACACCAACTGCATATTTATCACTCGCAGTATTAATACTCGTATTCACTAAAGTTATTTCAGTAGCAGGAGTTCCGCTCATTGTAGATGATGCAACTTCAAATTTATATACGGTCGGGGTTCCGTTAATTTCTCCTTGAAAATCATCGATAATAACAAAACTAGCAGGACTAAATAACGCAGTTAAATCACCATATAAAGAATTCAACTCAAATACACCAGATGTAATGGCTCCTCCTGGTCCATATGATGCATATCCAGCAATAGAATTACCGCCTTCAGCATGAGCACCTTCTCCATATGTACTAGTAGAATAACCTTCAGTATGAGAATATAATCCTATTGCATTTGTGGTACTACCTTCGGCATGAGCACCTTCTCCATATGTACTAGTAGAATAACCTTCAGTATGAGAAAATACTCCTAATGCGGATGTAGCATATCCCTCTGCATGTGATTTTGGTAAATATGCAACAGAATTAACACCTTCCGCATGTGCTGATTGACCTCCTACTTGTTGATCTCCTACATTACTATTATAAGACGAAATTGATGCAATAGTTGCAGTAGTTGTATTAGCACCAGTATTTACTAGTTGTATATATGTATAAGTACCATCCCAAAATGATGAAAATACTATAAAAGATGTACATCCGATTACATTAGCATTTTGTGTATCGTCAAGTACAATTAAAGATCCGTTAGGGAATACTGCAGACTGATCTCCATATATTGTATCTAGATAATATAACCCAGCGCCGCCAGATTCTAGAGTAGCATGATATCCTGTCCTCCAGCCTGTATATGACAATTCTCCCTCAGCATGAGAATATCGGCCATGTGTTCCGGTAGACAGTCCTTCGGCATGAGAATAGTCTGCTCTTGTAACTCCTCCATATCCTTCTGCATGTGAAAAAGATCCGGATGTGGTTGTAAGCGCGCCTTCTGCATGGGAATAAGATCCAGATGTGGTTGTAGCATATCCTTCGGCGTGAGAAAGAGTACCTAGGGCACTAACACCATTGCCATGTAACAATGATCTAGATCCGGTATTATAATTAAATAAACTATCACTTCCGAAAGATCCACCATCATTATATTGAATATTACCTTGTGAACCATTCGCAGAAACAGGTGCCCATGATGCACTAAGAGCTTGTGCAGCATATGATGCGGTACCTAACATTGATCCAGTAAATGTCGCGTTTTGCCAATCTAATGTTACCGTAGATCCATCGTTTTTAATTAGTTGGCGGTTTCCCCAATCAATTGACAATCTAGTACTAGTAGCATATGCTTTTTTATCCGCCCAATTTATAGTAACATCAGTTCCGTTCGTGTCATGTAATCTTCTAGTTCCATATGAAATTGCAGCTGATTGTGATGTATCATATTGTACTCGTACGCCCCAATCAATTGATCTAGATGTAGATGTGTCGTATAATGTTGCAGCATTAGTATCAAACACAGTAATACCGGTGTTTTTAGCTGTGAGTGATCCTGTTACTGCAAGACTACCTGTTATGATAACACTTCCGGTAACTTCACTGTTACCTTGTGAACGATATCCGTTCTTTATTATGAATTCATTTGCCATTTCTTTTCCCTATCCAAGAATGGTTTAATATAAATATGTTATATGTAAGTTATAAGCATTTTAACAGTCCATCCGGATGTAGCTGCTACTGTATTAATTTGTATGTTACCTGTTACAATCGATGATGCAAATGTGATATCTGCAGTATTACCTATATCCGTAGTAGATGTTTCGGTACTTACAGCCGTTGTACCATTCCATACCGTATTAAATTCGCCAGCTCGAGCATTTGATCCGTTATGTAGTGTATATTTACCAAATGCTGCTGTATATGACCCGGTTGCTTGAGTGAACAAGTTATTCGATCCTACAATTGTTGATGCTACAGTTGATCTATCAAACAATGTGCCATCAATATTTAGGGTTGATCCGACCGTAAAGTTTGTGGCATATGATGCAGTTTCTGCAGTTACAACACTTCCTAATAAAGTCTGAGCTACTGATGCATAACTGGCAGTAGTTGCGTAGCTAGATGATGTAGACGTTCCGAATAATGATCCGGTAAATCCTTCGGTAGAAGTTATTGAACCAGTTACAATTAAGCTTCCTGTGATTATAGCACTTCCGGTATATGGAAATGCAGATCCCCCACTTCCTCCATTTAATGCATATGATGCCGTAACTGCATAACTACTTGAAACAGCTGTTTCTGAATATGATGCAGTTGTTGCATGAGATGCACTTGTAGCCGTTGATGCATTACCTGTCAAGTTAGCAACAACTGTCGATGAATTTTGCCACTTTGTTAGAGAACTGTTATATACTAAAGGCTGGCCATTCGTAGGACCTGCTATGGTAACATCTCCTAACGTTGCTAAGGTCGTAGAAACGGCGGATCCGCCTCCCGAACCACCGACACTTCTGAAAATACCTGCAGGTAGTATCGAGTAGTCAGTCGGATTTGTGAAAACTCCATTGTACTTTATAATAACTGCACCCAGATAAACTGCATTTTGTTTGGTATTTTCTACCTCGTTAAACGTTTCAAAATTTAAGTTTGCAGCTGCATCAGCAATTGATGCGTATTGGGCGTTACCATAATAAACCACAATACCCTTAGTAGCACTATTTGGATACCAAAACACTCTCTGTATGGTAAATGGTGTTGATGGTGAAACTCCAGTTAGGGTTCCGTTATTGTTGTAGTTTGCAGGATCAATAACCGTATACCCAGCACCAGCATTTGTATCTTGTACAAACCCAGATCCAGATTGGTAATATCTAAATATCTTTGATACTGTGGTGCCTGGATCTATTATATATGATGGGTTATTAGGATCAACTTGGTAGTTTCGACCATCTGCAAATGCCGTACCACTTCCGATTGTCAATCCTAAAGATGATGACGGACTTATGACAAGTCCTGATAATTTTAATGGACCAAATGCTTTAATGAAATCATACGTACGTTGCTTGTACCCATATGCAACATTTGGATATGTAATGTTAGCATTAATCGTGCTTAAATTTTGATGTAGTACAGTACCAATTGCAATTGACGTGTTATACTGACCATTAGTCCATGGTGTCGTTTGTTGTATTATTTGTCCCGCAGAATCAATACCAACAAATGTTTGAATTGATGATGTTCTGTATGTTAACGACTGATTAGTTAAGTTGTTCCAATTTATATATTGAATCGTAGGATATGGATTATCTGTTAGGGATGCATTTAGATTAACTATGATACCAGACCCACTACTGATATTAAAGGTTGTAGATGATGCTGTAGTAATCAAACCACCATTCAATAAACCAGTATATAAATTACCTTCTAACCAACGTAGTCTGGTTGTATTGGCATATCCATTACCATTTTGTGTAAAATATAAATCATTGGTTGATCCAGAAACATATATATAAGATGCAGATAGAGATGTGTCTATATTTGTCGTTACCGGATCAAACTCTACATACCCTTTAATTTTTTGACTGCCTGATACGTTAAGCGACCCAGTTAATTGTGTTATACCAATTAAAGTATTGGATCCAGTAGTAAACAAACTACCCGTTACAGTTTGATTACCGATAAACGTATTAGATCCAGTCGTAGCAAATGTGCTACTATCCTTTCCATCTAATAAGTTTGAATCTGCAGAATAAAGTGCATGTGATGCTGTTAATGCAGCAGTAGAATAACTGGCAGTACCTAATAGCGACCCGGTAAATGATGGAGCTTTAACTCTGTCAGTTAACTCTAACGAACCTGTTATTTGATGCTGATCATTAGCATCTAATATCATCTTCATGTTAGCATCAACATCATCACCTCCGGCAAAGAAACCTACATACTGATTTGGTGTCGCATTACCAATGTGTAAATGTATACCGGTTGAGTATAGATAAGCATCGTTAGGACCACCTAATACTCCGGTATAATTTTCACTGTTGATACCCATATCAACGTAGTTTGTAGTCTCATTTCCGTTATTAGCTGTTGCAACTACATCTGACGATGCTATAGGACCTTGATTGGTATTTTGTATGTTGAGTTGTAGATAGTTGTTTAAGTTACCTTTACCACTTATCACATTAAAGGAAGATGTGCTAGGCTGCCACACATACAACGCTTCTGGATATGCGGAGGTTGCATTATCCTGATTGATAATGACAGTGCTAGAACCTGATTGATATATTGAACTAGTAGCTAGAGTTGTATTAGTTTTAAAGTATGGTACGTGATTAATAGAACCACCTAATATATTTGATGCAGTATCCGCAGACATTGCGTATGATGCACTTAACGAATTTAAAGAATATGATGCGGTATTAGCATTTTGAGACCAGCTGGCAGTACCAAATAGCGATCCCGTAAAAGATGGAGCTTCAATTCCTCCAGGTGCATATAGTATCCCACTACCACTCGAAAATCTCCAACCTTGAGTCGAATCAGCTTGTAGTAACAAATCACCTGTGGTTAAAATTCCTGCTTGTGTTGTTAGAGATGTTACCTGTGGTAAGGTAAAATATCCAGTATCACTAAATGTCCATTGATATGGATTTGTATCCCAATTGGTTCCTACATAAACACCGTTATCATCAACCCACATTCTGGATTGCGTGTTATTTGATATTAATTCTACATATCCAGCTGGCTCAGCTACAATATCTAATCCACCAGACCCATATAGATTAGGTACTAAACTAGTGCCATTATCAAATAATAACGAGCCTGTAATTGTAGCTGATCCATTGACATCTATTCCAGTGTCTGATACTCTAAACCGACGTGTCCAGGCAAACCCATTATATGAAGCTACGTTAAATCCACTATCGCCACCATTTCTCGTATCATAAACAAACTCAGCACTACCTCGTTGACTTAGATTAGAGTATTGATTTCCAAATAACTGATAATATGGACCGTATATAGAGCTACCATCAAACATACCAAATAACATGTTATTTGTAACATCATTGTTGTAGATCAATCTAAATGATCCACTCATAAACAAGTTTCCAAATATTGTTTGAGATGCTTTGAATACGTTTGATCCAGTAGTTGCAAACGACCCAGACTTAGCTACAAATATAGGATCTGTTTCATTGAAGTAAGATGCTGTTATTGCATGAGATGACGATACAGCATAAGTTGAGTATGATGCGGTATTAGAAAAACTAGAAGATATAGCATTTGTTGCAACCGAAGCGCTTACTGCTTGTAACACATAACTCGCAGTTTGTGCTAGTTGCACATATGATGCGGTACTCGAAAAAGAGCTACTTAACACAGACATCGATGATGTGTTAGATATTAGCACATATGGGGCTAACATCGAACTAGTTGCGGTAGTTAATACATAATTTGGAGCAAAAGATGCTGTTTCTGCATAAGATGCACTAACTACAGAACCTAATAATGTTTGTGCTGTTAACGCATATGATGATGTTATAGCATAACTTGATGAAATATTATATAATGAACCGGTTTGTAATTGTCCCGGTTTAAACTGTCTTCCCATTATGCCCATCTCCCATTGATAGTTACAATATCACCAACGTCAATGGTATATCCTAATAATGTAGTATCAAAAACTATGGTTTGTGTTGTATCTGTAGGCGTCCAAGTATACATATTTTTGTCAATATACTGTCCGTTTATATAAATATTAAATTCATTTTTCGTAGCAACTGTTAATGTGGATGGTTTAATTGCTGCAGCTACTGCTACGGTTACAGTAGTATTATTAACTCTGGTAGCAATTTCGTCTCGCATCGTTATTAAATATTGAAGAGTTGATGCGTCTATAGTTGTGGTAGTTCCTTGATTTGAAACTTGTACAGTGCCACCACTGAATATTTGTTGTGATACTTGTAGTAGTGCAACTGGTATTGTTGTTGATAAAAATACATCGTTATCTAAATCTAATACCGTATCAAATTTAACTTGTTTAATAGAATACATTTTTCTTAGTGTGGAAATTCGTGCTTCTTGTTCCGATAACAGTGTTCCCATTACCGTTAATGGTATTGTAGCACGTACTAAACGGTCTTCGCCAACTGTGTTTACAGTTTCAAAACTAACACTACCGATCGTTGTGGCAAATCGGTTACCTTCATTGCCCCATAAAAATCTACCATATGGTATAATTTGATCTACTAATTCATTCATTTGTGTCGTAAAATCACACCAAAGCATCATTTCATATTCAACAGTTACATACTTTGGAATATCAATTACAAATATTTGTTTTGATTCAGCAGGAACGTTTGTTGGTATCGGAAATAATTCATCTTCATACCGATTTCTAGAATTATATTTACTCTTGTATACAAATTGGTTTCCTTGATACTGTCGATTAACATCCAATGTTTTTAAATTATCTCGTTCAGTAGCACTGTTTCTTTTTAACATTATCATAGGAGACTGCAATTTACCTTTTTCATCTCGAAGATAGCCTAATCTACGTACATTATCCCATTTTTCACCATTGGCATAAATTACCGGCACTGAAATTAATTCTCCTTGTGACGTTACTTGAGGTTGTATTTCCTGATCTATATACCATTTTATTGCATAATCAATATCATATAAAGTTCTTTGAGGACTTTTTATTACATCATCATCCCGTCGGGTGTGTAATGCTCGATTTAATAGTAGATCGTCAGTTAAACCTTCCGTGCGATTTGGATTTGGTTTATTAGTTTTACGATCAATATTTTGTTTATTAAACAATGGCATTATTTAGTCCCATTATATGTGAATTTATTGTCACCGCCTCTACGCAAATTTTTAATATTAAATGATGTTTGTCTAGTAACATGGGCATCACAAATTACAGATACACTGTAACCATGTTGATCACCATTTGGCCATGTGTCAGGGTTTTTTCCTACAAAATATTGACTTTTTACAACTCCATCTATTTCATAGTATTCATTATCCCACAGAATAATATCGCCAACTTCTGGATAAAAATCTGCTCGTTCTAATATATCTCTAGTAATTCCAAATTTAGCCGTACGAGTATATGTATGGCCATAATCATCCATTGCATTAGATTTATCATCTTTAGTTACCAAACACGGAATTAAAATAGAATCATAATAAAATTTAGAATCAGATTCACCATAAATATTAGATTCTATTTTATCTACAATCATTTTGAAAAATTCAATTTCAGTATCAACTATAGCATTAATTAATTCATAGTTAATCGAAGCAATAAATTTTGCATCTCGTATTCCACCAAATAAAGCCATGTTGTTACTCCTATCCTACATAAATTTTCAGTGGAACTTTACCCAAAATTTCATTCATTTGGGTTGCTTCTGCATTTTGTCTCGTTAACATTTGTTCCCTAGTCATTTTATCTAGAAATTCTCGTAACTGCGTGATTAAGGCTTCTTTTTCAGATTGGCCTTGTGATACCAAATCAGATCCATTTAGCGTTACTTCAGCATTAGGTATAGGTACCGATGAATATTTATTTCGAACATACCCTAACATTTCTTTAGTCAGTGCAAGAGCGTATCTAAATATCCAAGATCGCCCCATATCATTAATGCTCCCGTACTTTTGATATTTATATGGTATATTAGACGAATCACTAACTACCCCTTGCATAAGTGCGGTATTGCCGTATAAAATAGCGTTCTTTGGTTTATCTTCATGAAATATAAAATCAACCCAAACTTTGTTATAATATATAGACGATGCTGGCACAGATCCCGATGGATATGATGGTACTGGCCAGAATTTAATATCATCTCCATGTATTTCAAATGAAAAATGAGATTTTCTAACCATATCATTAAATTCAATAGCTTGCAAACGCATTAAGTCTGCATGTATAGGCATCATCATGAAACTAACAGATGGAGAAAATCCTCCAAAATCAAATGCATCTAATAATTGTTGCGATCCTAAACCGGTACCTACAAATGGATCGAAATATCTTACAATTGCTGGTGGTGTGTTATGTATTACTCGTTTTATTTCAACTGAGCTAGAATCTTGCAACACAATTCCCAAAGATTCAGATACAGCTTGTCGTATACTATATGTTTGCTGGCCAGGAATAATATTAATTACAGCTCGCCTCCAATTTATATCTCCGCCACTATCTGCTTCAGCTCCATATGTTTTTGATATTTTTGTAACATATCCTAAAGACTTACCAATATTAACATCTGTAAATGTCCCGGTAGTTAAATAGTCCGAACCTGTTTGTACACCTAATGTATTAATCAAATTATTAACAATGTTAATCTGATTAACTTGATTAGAATATTCAACAACTGCAGATTCGAATGCTGTATAAAAATTAATTGGTAATAGTTCAACATCCATTATCGGATATCCTAAACTATTCGCAGCAAATTGAGCAAATTTATCAGCATGTTTTTGGAACATGGTATCAGAATCAAAAAATCCGAATGGTGTAGATGATCCAGAAACAAATGTAGATGTTCCGGGCCATATCGGTCTATTAACACTGTAATCCATCTGACGTTCCCTTTATTAATAAATATCAGTATTTTTCATTTAGAAGATTCAAAATTTCTTCTAAAGCTTCATGTCGGTGATTATCTGTTAAAATAATTTCATTTACAAAATTAGATGGCTTTAATTTAGGTACTTCATGCACTGCAGAATCATTTGCAAATTTTAAATCAATTTGATAACGATCCCCAGTTAATATCATAATACTATCTTTGCCTAATCTAGATAATACCATTTGTAATTGCTGTTTTGTTAGATTTTGAAATTCATCTACAATACAAATTGCATGGTCAAAAGTACGACCTCTGAAATGTGCTAAGGAAACTAATTCAATGTTTTCTTCTTTTTCCATTTTATCCAGAATTTCTGGTTTGTTATATACTTTACGCATATTGCTTCGAAGTGGTACTAACCATGGATCCATTTTTTCTGCTAATGACCCAGGAAGAAATCCATTATCTTCATTCGACACTGTAGGCCTTGTTATGATAATTTTATTTATCCTTCGTTTAAAAAACATATCTAACGCAATTTGAACTGCTAACAATGTTTTTCCAGATCCAGCTTTTCCTAATATAAAATTAAATGGCGTTTCTATAATTTTCGCCTTAGCAGTTTTTTGTTCTTCGGACAAAGTAATTGAAAACTTAATGTCATTTTTTGGAGGTGTTTTCTCCTTATTTGTTGTAGCCATATTTTTCCTAAAATAACTTAAAATAATTTTGTAAGAGTTGACTCTCGCAATGTCATATCTTTGAGAGTTTCAATCTTACCTAAACAAGCTTGTCGTAATGCTTTAAATGTATCACGTGGTGAGTAAGGTGTCATTACTTTAATTGTAATTAGTTCTTTATCTGGGCCTAGATCCTGTTCAATGTGTACCATTAATACTAAACTAATTGCTCGTATACGATCTAAAACATCAACTAATCTACCATCATATCGAATTATAACTTGCATCGAATATTTGTTATAAGGTACTGCCATAATACTTCTTTTTAATATAAATATCAGACAGTAAAAAAGGGATGACCGAAGCCATCCCTCTTTTTAATTCTTTAATTCGTTAAACGGTTAAATGAA